TGGCCCACTACGGGCGCGAATAAGATTGTCGTGTCGCCGGCGTCGTTTTTGGGCTCGATTGGCGTTGTTTCGACGATGCGCAAGGGCGGCGATGACAGCACGGTTGAGATTGTGTCGTCGAAGAGCCCAAACAAGCGTCCTAAGGCCGGGGATCCCGAAGGGCGCGCGGTCATTCAAGCGCGGATTGACGACCTGGCGGACGTGTTTATAGGGGCTGTCGCGAAGCATAGGGGTGTGACACCGGCGAAGGTGGAATCGGACTTCGGCCAGGGGGGCGTTTTGATCGGCGCCAAGGCCGTGGCCGCCGGCATGGCCGACCAGGTCGGCGATTCAAATGACGCGTTTAATGCTCTTAGGGAGCTGGCCGATAGATCGACGGCCGACCAGAATAAGTATGGGCGCTATGGCCCAACTTCCGCCATTACGAAAGGGGCGAACATGGCAGGACAACAGGGCGCCGAGACGCCTGTATTTACAACGATGGAGCAGCTTCGCGCGGCGTGTCCGAGCCTGGTTGCCCAGCTGGAGGCTACGTTTCGCGCAGAGGGCGCCGAGACTGAGCGCGCACGGATAAAGGCAATCGACGCCATCGATAATCCTAAGAACCGGGCTATTGCCGGCGAGGTGATTACCATAGCCAAATGGGACGGGAAGACGTCTCATGAGTCGCTGGCCTATCAAATCATGACGGCCGAGACTGCAAAAACTGCTCAGATCGGCAAGAATCGCGAGGAGGATGCAAAGCTGATCCCTGCGATCAAGGATGCGCCGCAAAACGCGACTGAGCAGCAAGCGGATAAAGCTGAGGCTGAGATGCTCGCCTCATTTATGAACGCGCGCCATGGGGCGGCGCCGAAGGGGGGCAAATAATTGGGAGACTACACGGTAGTTGGTAATTCCTTTACGTGGGATGATGGTCTGGCGGGTGATTTCCCGCTGACTACGCAGCTCGCGACCATTAAGGGCAGCCAGGGCATGCTTGCGCGCTATACGGCGCTCGGGCAATCCTTGTTGACGATTGGCGCGGCGGTTGCCGGCGTGCATACGGGGACTGAGACGATTGCGCAGCCTACCTTGCAGGCCGGGGCTATTCCCGGTGTATACAAATTGACGTGCACGGCCGTCAATGGGGGCGTTGGAACATTCTCAGTCATCAATCCGAAGGGGGTTCGCCTGGCGGACCTTACCCAGGCGGTGGCGTATACCGACCAGATCGGGTTGACCGTTGCCGGCGGCGCGGCGGTGGCCGCGGACACTTACACGATCACGGTGTCGACGTCTGGTGCCGGGCTGCAGGTCTCCAACATCGCCGAGGGCGTTAATGGTGGCGGGGCGACATTGACGGCTGCGACGATCCATGACGCGGCGGCTATTGCTGGTGAGTACCTGATCACCTGTACGGCCGTTGTCGACGGCGTTGGAACTTATAGCGTGGTCGGCCCTGGCGGAGCGCTGGCGAATGCTACGCAGGCCGTTGCGTATACCACGCAAATCGGCTTTACCATTGGGGGAGATCCGCCGGACGTCGGGGACTCGTTCATCGTTACCGTGTCGCCTGGGATTATCGAGCTTGTGGTTTGCAGCAACACTGCGGTGGACGGCAGCGCGGTTCTGTGGGGCCTGGTAGCAGAGCCCGATGGTGTTGATACGACTAATGGCGACGTGCTGTCTGCTGTCTATGTGACGGGCAAGTTCAATGAGGCAGCGGTGACGTTTGCTGCGGGCGACTCTTACGCTAACCATCTGAACGATAAGGCGACTATCTTCCTGGTGCCGATACACCCTTAAGTCCGGACCCCCTAACCCCCAATACTGGGGGAAACGGGAGCCGATAAAGAGCTAAGGCCACTTCTCCAATTTGGGGAGGTGGCCTTTGCTTTGGGTGATTTATGTTAACCGGGGATCCGGTTAGAAAGGGCTTGAAATGCCTGACGAATATCCGTTGTTTAAGACGCGGACCATGCTCGCGGCGCTTGAACTGCGCACTGCTCCGCGGACGTTTGTGAAGGATACGTTCTTCCAGCGGGCGAGCCCGGTCTATACCGAGCGCGTGGACGTCGATATCTACACGTCTCAGCGGCGTGTGGCTGTTTATGTCGACTCGACTGCCGAGGGAAACGTGATGAGCCGGGAAGGCTATACCACGTTCTCGTATAAGGTTCCTTATATCAAGGAGAAGATGGTAATCGAGCCGACCGACCTTGAAAACAGGACGTACGGCGAGACGATCTACCAGGCGGAGTCTCCACAGCAGCGCGCCCTTCGGCAGCTCGCCATTGACATGGGCGTTCTCGACGATGCGATCACGCGTGCCGAGGAGCTGCAGGCAGTGCAGGCGCTCTTCCAGGGCAAGATACAGCTCAAAAACGGCGACTGGCTCATTTTCCCTGAGATGGCCACTCACTTGATCACGGACCTGGAATTCGAGTGGACCGATACCGAAAACTCGGATCCGCTGGCCGATCTGGGCGTTTGGCGGCGCATGATCGTACGGGATGGGCGCATCGCTCCGGACGTCGTGATGATGGGCTCCGATGCGATGACGACGTTCCTGAATCACCCGAAAATATCGGGCAATCAGGCGGCGTTCTCCCAGGTCAAAATAAATCGCGGTATGATCGATCCTCAGATGCTCGCCGACGGCGTCATCTACTGGGGCTTCATCGCGGAGATCGGGTGCGACATCTACTCTTACGACGAGTGGTATGTTCCGCCGACTGCGCCGGCGAACTCGGAGGCGGTTCCGATGGTCCCGCTCAACCAGATCCTTATGGGGGCTTCGCGCGCTCGACGGGACATCATCTACGCGCCGATCAAGGATATGCGATCGCTGATCCCTGTGGCGCGTTTCCCCAAGACCTGGATTACTCAGGATCCTTCTGCGCAGTGGCTTATGCTGCAGTCGGCGCCGCTGCTGATTCCTACCCAGGTTAACGCGACGGTTTCGGCTACGGTTTGCGCGCTGTCTAACGAGCAGCTGGGATAAGGGGCATTGCCCCTTTGGTAAGGGCCGTTCTGGCGTTGAGCCGGGACGGTTCTTTTCACGTGTAATGTTCGTCGCTGTGGCGGCGAGAAGGAATATGGGACATGGCGAAATATTATGTGAATCCTGAGAAGTGCATTTCCATCAAGGGGAAGGCGCACAAGGCGGGATCTCTGGTCGAAATCGACGATAGTCAGGTTAAGCGATTGCTTGCCCGGAAGGTGATTAGCGACCCGGCTAAGCCGCTTCTTCCGACTCCGCAACAGGAGAAGGTGGCCGCGTTCAAGGCCAAGCCTCCGGTTAAAGTGGATGGATCGCGGGAGGATGGGCGGGCAGACGGGGCGCTATCGGATCCGGATGACGCGGTCAAGGGCCTTGTAGGTTAACCCGATGCTTACTTTTGCTCAGGCTGAGGCGATGGATGCAGCGGCGATTTATGGTGCGGAGTTTTCCGAGCCGGTTGTCTTCTGGGATGGGGAGAATTCGATCTCTGTTAATGGGATCGTGGATTTGACCCGCCAAGAAGTGGACTTGGATACCGGCGCCGCGGTGACGAATACGAAGCCGCGGGTTTCGTTGTGGGCGCCGCTGGTTCCATGGCCGTTGAAGTCTGACGCTGGGCAGTTCGTTGTTATTCGTGGGCTTCGGTACACGATTCGCAAGGTCGATGCGCAGGGTGACCTTGATGTGTCTGGGACTGCTGAGGGGTCTGTTGTTGTGGAGCTTAACAGGGCAAAGTCATGAAATACCCAGTGCATTATCGCGTTGAGATCATGGAGAAGGCTCAGGAGATCTTGAAGCGCCAGGTTCATGGGCGGCCGGCTACGATTGCTCAGGATCGGGTTTATCGGCAGCGGTATTCACCGTTGGGTGATGACCCCGGGAAGACGGCGGCTTATTTGCCAGCTGTGATTATTTCGACGTTGCGGGAGGATACCGCGGCGATCGATTACACGCAGGAGCGGCGGACTATCGACCTGGTCATTGAGTGCTATGTGACGGATTTTAGCGACCTTGAAAATCCGTTAGATGTGCTGACCGAGCAGATTGAGACGATGCTCTATCGGGATCAGACGTTGGAGCGGACTGTGGAATGGATCCGCAACAAGTCCAGCGAGTGGATCTACGATAAGGACAGCGAATCGGAGATCGAGGGTTGTAGGGTGACCTACGAGGTGAAGTACATCAAGGATTCTACTTCTACCCTGCCGCTGGATGATTTTGACGAGGTTGACATGACGACGGAGATTGGCAGCGACACGAGGTCGCAGATTATCGAGGTGACGCAGTGATCATTGTTGTTAAGCCGCGGCCTGGGATTATTTTGCATAATCCGGGCAACTTTATGCGGCTGATTGATGCCGAAGGGTCGCCTGTTGTGCTTAGCGGCTACTGGCAGCGTCGCATTAATGATGGGGATGCGATTGTTGTTCCGGAAACCTCTCTACCGGCAAGCGAGCCCATTCTCTCCGAAACGGAGAGACCTGGAGCTCCGGACCTATCTGCCCCACAGGCGGCGCCCGTGGCCCAGGCTGTGGCCAGCGGTGGAACTCCGGCTGCAGTTGCGCCGATCGCGGCGGTTGATGCGCCAAATGGAGGGGCGTAACCTTGCCTATTGATTTTCAGACTATTCCTACTGCCGATCGCGTGCCGTTCACTTTTGTGGAGTGGAATAACACGAATGCGCTGCCGCCTCAGGTGCAGCAGTTCCAGGCGTGGATGATTGGGCAGAGCGCTGCGGGGTCGGCGGGAGTGTTAAATACTCCTACTCTGGTCTCTAGCCTGGCGCAGGCGCAGAATAGCTACGGCCCTGGTTCGATGCTGGCTCAGATGTGTCGTGTGTGGTTTCAGAACAACACGTCGACTCCGTTGTGGATTACGGCACTCGCGGATAACGAGGCCGGAACGAAGTCCACGGCAACATTGACCATCCCTTCTGTGGCGATCACGGGAGCGACTAACGCTACTCCGATCGTTGTGACGGCCGCAGGGCACGGATTGACGACTGGGCAGAAGGTTGTTGTCGCATCGGTGGGCGGCAATACGAACGCGAATGGCACGAACTACGTTTCTGTGCTTTCTGCGTCGACGTTTGCTCTTTACTCCGATGCCGGCTTGACGACTGCGATTGCTGGGAATGCGGCTTATACGGCAGCGACGGGCACCGTTACGGGCTGCGCACTGGCGTCGGGGACGCTGGCTTTCTATATTGGCGGACGGCAGTATGTTGCCGGCATTGTTGCGGGGATGGCGCCGAGCCAGACGGCCACGGCGCTGGCGGGAGCCATTAACGCCGATACGACTTGCTGCGTTACGGCCGTTGCGGCCGGCTCCGTGGTGACGTTGACGGTTAATTGGGCAGGCGTCGCCAATATGGGGCCTGGCTCTACGTACGATCTCGACTTGCGGTTTAACTATCTCTCTGGAGACGCTTACCCGGCCGGGGTTACGTTTGTTATTGCTCAGACGGCCGCAGGGACGGGGAATCCAAATATCTCGTCGGCTATTACAGCGGTTGGGGACACCCAATACAATGTCGTGGTCAACCCTTATACCGATGCGCTCAATCTTCCCCTTCTGGTTGCCGAACTCAATCGCAGGGGTGGCCCAACCCTGCAAGCGTACGGAGTTGCTGTCTCCGCGCTTGCGGGCACCATGGGCAGCGCTGCGACCTTCGGCGCTACGCAGAACGCCTTGTTCGTTACGGTAACGCCGGCGAACTCGATGCCGTCGCCTTCGTGGGAATATGCAGCCGGGATTGCTGCTGTTGTGGCCTTCTACGGAAATCAGGATCCTGCGGCGCCGTTCCAGACGTTGCCCATCGCTGGGATCTATCCACCGGCGCCGGCCGATCGGTTCACCATGTCCGAGCAGAATACTCTGCTCTACACGGGGATGTCCACATTCGCGGTTTCGGCGTCGGGAGTGGTCAGTATACAAAGACTGATTACGACATATCAGACGAACCAGGCCGGAGCTCCGGACGCGAGCTACTTGGATGTGCCGACCATCTTCACGCTCAGTCGATTGACGTACGATGTGCGCACGATGATTGCGACGAAGTATCCGAGGTCCAAGCTTGCGAGCGACGGCATCACTTATTCGGTGGGACAAAATGTTGTCACCCCGAAGACGATCACGGCCGAGCTCGTTGCGCTTGCCCAGGGATGGGCGAGCGATGCGATCATTCAGGATGTGCCGGCGTTCGTTTCGGGGCTGATCGTCGAGAGGAACTCGACTAACCCGAATCGACTGGACGTGTTGATGCCTCCGAACCTCATGAACCAGTTTATGACGGCGGCGATACAGATTCAGTTTGTGCTGCTGGAGGCGACCGCGGCAGGCTAACCCCTCTCAGGAACCTCTCTACCCGCAAGTGGGTCCCTTCTCTCCGGTGCGGAGAGACCAGGAGATCCGGAGCGCTGGCGAGAGGTTTGCGAGTTTTTGACGGGAAGGAGATGACTTATGGCGAATCCTATGGCGAGAGTCGGCGGGATTATTTACGTGAAGGTTGACGGCCAGCAAATCATGGCTAAAGGGTCATTCACCTATACGCTCGGGGTACCGATCAGGAAATCGGTTGTCGGGTCTGACGGCGTACACGGCTACTCAGAGATGCCGACTGCAGGGTATTTGGAGGGCGAAGCCACGGACTCTCTGGGTTTCTCGTTGAGCGACTTCCAGAGCATCACCAATGCTACGGTTACCCTCGAATTGGCCAATGGGAAGGTCATTGCGTACAATAACGCCGTTTTTACTGGCGATGGGACTGCGCAGACGGAGGAAGGCAATTTCAAGGTTCGCTTTGATTCGCCTAATGTAACAGAAATTGGAGTGACGTCATGATTGTTGTAGAGGGCGAGATTAAGGATCCGGAGCTGATCGAGGAGATCTGGGGGCCTGGCTTTGGGCCGGTTGAGGACGATGACAGGGAGGGCGAGACGAAGGTAAACCCCTTGCTACGCAAGAGGCGCGTGCACTTTACGGCGGACTATATCGGCGTTGAGCTGAGAAAGCCCGTCACGCTCCTGGATGGCGAAACAACGTCGCTCCTGAAGCTGACCGAGCCGTACACAGGTGATCTGGTTGCTATGGACGCGGCCAAGCAAGGCATGGCCAAGCTGGTTATTCTCCTTACCGCCGTTGCGGGAATTTCCGCCGGTGAGGCCCGCAAGAAGATCAAGGCCGGCGACTTTATTCTGTTGTCTGAGGTCCTGAACGGTTTTTTGTCCGATGGCCTTCTAATCACCTTGACTTAATGGCGGAGCTGGCTTGCTGGCTGCATTTCTCGCCATCGGACATTGGGCGATTGCGGCTTAGTGAGCTGGTGCAGTGGGCTGACCAGGCGCAGCGGGTTGGCGAGCGGTATCTCGGAGCGATGCAGAGATGACATTGCACGTGAAAAGGTTGGCGCTGTGATTGAGGTTAAGGCAAATATTACGGCGCCGGCTTTGAAGGCTATGGCGGAACTGGCGAGTAAGCAGGTTCCTTATGCGACTGCGCTTGCTTTGACCACTGTGGCGGGGCAGGCTCGGGACCGGGTGAAGGCGCAGCTTCCAGGGGAGTTTAAAATTAGGCGTCCTTGGACAGCGGGCGGGATCCGGATTGAAACTGCTCGGAAGAGTGCTTGGCCTAAGATAACTGCTAAGGTCGGCAGCATCGATCCGTATATGGTCGATTTTGAGGCGGGCGGTCCGCATAAACTGGAAGGCACGCGGGCGACGGGGAACAAGACGGGGCGCACAACGGCGTTTGTTATTCCTATCGCGATACGCAAGGCCGCTGGATTGTCTGTTAGCCAGGTCATTCCGTCGCGTCTGTGGCCTGGGAAGTTGAAGAACGGTGGGCGCGTCCGGAGCCGCGGGAAGAAGGCTAAGCCGGCACCATTCCTTAAGACGATGCCTGACGGTAAAACGGGCGTCTTTGTGCGGACTGGTGATTTTCGCGAGGTTTCGGGTAAGCGCGGCACGCATAAGCGCGCGAAAATTACGATGTTGTGGGCGATAGAGAATCGTCCGGCTAAGGCGCCGAAGAAGCAATGGCTTCAACGGCCGGCGCAGGATGTTGTTAGCGCTAATTTGGTGAGCGAGTTTAACAAAGCTCTGAAGAAGGCTATTGCTTCGGCGAAGTAGTGACATCGGACTTATTTGGCTTCTGCCATCCATTCCGGTAGGCTTCTGCCCGGATAGCATCAATGATCGCCGTGTTCCCACTCAGTACGGGGTTTCGCCTGACGACAATGAGTGGATCTTCAAGAGTTCCTACTTTGAAGGTCCGGATGTAACTCAGCGCATCTTCGGTTTCCGAATCGAGGCGCAATGTGAAATTCTTGCTCATGCCGTCAATGATACCATTGGCGGCGCCGAAAACAAAAGATGCCCAAAGAGTTTTCAATTAGTGTCGTTCTCGCGGCTGTGGATCGGGTGACTGGTGTTGTCGACAAGGTTGTCGGCAAGACTACGCACGCGTTGCATAAGATCGAGGAGGCCGGGGAGAAGCTCCATGAGCGCATGGAGAAGGCTATGAATATCCCTGTCTCCGGGGCGATTCTTGGGCTGGCTGCTGAGTTTTTGACAATCGAGAAACTCTCTGAGGGCTACAAGGAGTGCACCGAGGCGGCGGAAGAGCAAGCGACTGCTCAGGCTCGGCTTAACGTCTTGATGTCGAATACGAAGGGCGGATCCCTGGAGGCTGCGAAGGCCGCGACTGAGTATGCCGACAAGGTCGAGGCGCTTACTGCAATCAACCATAAAGCCACGATGGCTATGGAAGGTCAGTTGGCGACGTACAACCTCACGCCGGCGCAGATTCAAAAATCTGTATTGCCGCTGATGGGTTACGCTGAGAAGATGTCCCATGGCGTGGCGACGACGGAGGATGCGACGGGAGCAGCTAAGGCGCTGGGGCGCGCGCTGATTAGTCCGACTCTTTCCCTGGTGCGCATGGGGATTGCTGTAGACGCTTCGGACAAGAAGATGCTGAAACATGCGACCACGGCGCAGAAGTTGGCGTTTATTCTGCCCAGGCTGCAGCAGCATTATAAAGGCCTGACGGCTGCTATGGCGGGGTCGTCGCAGGGGCAGCAGGCCCAGCTCCAGAACAAGCTGGAGGGCCTTAAGGAAGACATGGGTACCCCTCTTCTGAAGCTGAATATTGCTGCTACGAAGCTGGCTATAACTGCGATCCCTCTTTTGATACCGGCGGTTGAGAAGTTGACCGTTGTGCTCGAAAAGGGCGTCAACTGGATCACGATGGCGATTAATAAGACTAGCGCGTGGGCTAAGGCCAATCCGGCACTAGCGGCGTTGATAGAGAAGGTAGTCATCGCCGCGGTTGCGTTTGTGGCGTTGCTCGGGCCTATGCTTAAGGTTCTTAAGGGCGTGGAGTGGGTTATTGAGGCGTTCAAGAAGTTCGGCCCGTGGATTAAGAATGTCATCGAATGGGGCGGCAGGGTCATCCAGTGGATTGCCAGGCTCGGGCCATGGATGACAGGCCTTATTGAGTGGTTTACCGCTGCCGGGGAGATCATCGCCGAGGCCGGCGTTACTGTTGAAACCTTGAGCGCTTTATTTCCGGCCCTGGGCGGCGCGATCGCGGTGTTGTCCGGGCCGATCGGTTGGGTTGTGGCCGCTGTGGTTGCGCTAATCGCGGTGACCATTCTGGTGGTTACGCACTGGAATAAGGTTAAGGCCTTCTTCGTGGGGTTGTTCAAGTTCTTGCTTGGCGACAGTCCTTTTGCTAAGCTTCTTCGCTACATCAACCCTGTTTGGATGGTGACGTTCCTCTTGATCAAGAATTGGGACAAGGTTAAGGCCTGGTTTACGGGCTTTAAGAATTGGTTCATCCAGCTCTGGCAGGATATCCTTAATTCGCCGGCGTTTCAGGCGTTCATGAGCAATTGGGCCGATGTCGAGAAGGGCGCTTCGATGGTTGGACAGGCAGTCGGGAAGGCCTGGAACTGGGCGACTACAGATCCGGATGCGCCGCAGACTACTGCTTCGATTGCGCGGCCTGGCGGGCATGGTGCGGCGAATGGTGCGCCTGGTCGGGGTGGGCATTCTACGGTAGACATTCGCATTCATGGTGCTCCTCACGGTACTAGGTCGAAGTCTTCACTGGCTCCTGGGCATACATTTGGAATGGGCTACACGAATTCGAGCGTGATGGATTGAGTACTCCTTCGGTCAATATTCCGGCCTGGCGGCAGCAATTACAGCCGGCATCGTTTCGGGGTGTGCCGTTTGGTATCACCGAGGCTCCTGTTACAACCGGGCGGCGGACGGTAACGCACGAGTATCCATTCCGCGACACGCCTTATGTGGAGGACCTGGGGCGTAAGTCGAGAGAATACACACTGACGGCTTTCGTTGTTGGCCCGGACTATATGCCGGCTCGGGATGCGCTGCTGCAGGCGATGGAGGCGTTTGGGCCTGGGAAGCTCGTCCATCCCTACCTTGGGACAATGACGGTGCAGCCGGGTACTTGCTCGTTTACTGAGACGTGGGACAATGGCGGCATGGCTACGTTCACTCTGCAGTTTTTGCAGAGTGATGCGATCGTGTATCCGTCCGCGGTGGCGTCGGCGAGCAGCTCTGCTCAGACTAACGCCACGGCGGTTAATACCGCGGCTTCGGCTATGCTCGGGACGGCTTATACGCTGACCGGGCAGGATACGACGGCGATTACCAATGCAGCTACGGGGACGGTTACGGACACTGTTTCCTTGATTTCCGGAAGTCTGGGCTCTACGGTTTCGACGCAGGGTCTCGGGGCAGACGCGTTTACGGCTGCCGTTGCTAATTTTAAGTCTCAGGCTGCGGCCCTGGTTGTTAGTCCGGTTTTGTTAGCGGCTCAGTACACCGGGCTGATTAATACGCTGCTGGATGCTCCGGACGGACTGGCGGCCGTGGCTTCTTTGACCAGGCTTTACAGTTCGACGGTTGCTTATTTTGGGGCGAAGACTTACGGGTCTTCGGCTTCGGCGCTGGTTGCCCATGCTAATGACGCGGCGCTTAGCCAGATGATTTTGTTTGGGATCCTGAGCGCGGCGGCTACGATCGCGGTTTCTGCAGCGTATGTTTCTATCCAGCAGGCCCAGGCGACTGTGGCCGGGCTGGATACGCTGTTTAACACGCTTGTCTATCAGGTGACTGATGACGGGCTTTATGAGGCGGTTGTTGACCTGCAGGTTTCGATGGATGCAGCGATCCCGCCTCCGGGGCAGACATTGCCCAGTGTCGTGAATGTTCGGGTTGTGCAGTCGGTTCCTTCGCTTGTGCTTTGTTATCAGGTTTATGGCGATGTGAGTGAGGAACTGGCGCTCGTGGCGATGAATGACATTGTCAATCCGTTTTGCGTTCCGGGGAATACAGTTGTGCAGACGTTGCAGTAGGCACTCCGGAGCGCGCAGAATTGGACGTATTTGACGCATTGGACCAATTGGACGCATTGGACTGGGGCGCGCCGGGATATTGGGAGATTTAGGATTTTATGGACGCTCCTGTTTCTGTATGTGGCGACATTGCTCTTGTCCAGGGTGCGGATTATTATGCTGCCGATGGCCTGGCGCTGCTTTGGACGGATGCGACGTGGCCTGACCTGGTTGGGGCTACTGTGACGTTGAAGTTCAAGAGCTCGCGGTCTAATGAGGTTTCTGTTTCGTTTGGGTGCGTTGTTGTGGACGCATTGCACGTGAAATTGGAGCTGTCTGCGGCTCAGACGGCTACGATCCCATACAGCCGATCCGGGATCCCGGATAGTTATGAGCTCTGGGCTGTACTGGCCAGCGAGCACAATGTGCGGCTTAAGCAGGGCGTTGCGTTGGTGGAGAGTTAGTTATGCTTACCGCTTCCTTTGACGGAACCAATAACGCGGATGTGGCTTGGTTCGGGGGGAGTGAGGCGTCCGTTTTTCCCGCAGGCTCGTACGCCCTAAAATACTTGCGAGGCTGTTACAACTATTCGCACGGGAACCCTGGCTATTGGATGATCGATTGCGTGCTGACCAACGACAGCACGGTCTATTCGTTATTTGTTCCGCCGGTGCCTGGGAGTGGACATTTTTTTAATGCTTGGAACGCTAGCGAGGCGGCGATTGAGGCCTACTATGCTGGCTATACCTATACGCTTGTACACACGGGCGGCCCGATCGGGATCTATGCGGCGGACGGCGACACTGGCGATAATACCAATGGGGCGGTTTGGACGACCTGGGGGCTTTTGGGATATACGCCGACGATTGCGGTGGCTAGGGCTGTCCCCCCTTTTGGGGGTGCGGCCGGAGTTATAGTGTCCTGGGCAGCGACGACGGCAGCGACCTATAACGTCTATCGTTCGACGACTTCTGGCGCAGGGTACGCGCTGATTGGCTCTACGCCCTCGTTGGCGTTTGAGGACTTCTCCGCGGATCCGGCTCAGACCTATTATTACGTGGTGCGGGGTGTGCTAGGCGGCGTTGAGTTTGGTAATTCTAACCAGGCGAACATTGTCGGGATCGCGGCGCCGGCGGCCGCTCCTCCTGCTGGGCCGGGCTCGCCGGCGGAGTCGACGTCGATTCGGCGGCGGCCTACGGGAAATGTTAACCCTGCCGGATCTAGCGTTGTTACGCTGCTCGTTAATGGGATCTTGTACTCAGGATGGACATCTGTTCGCGTTACGAGGTCGATGAAGGCGATCGCGGGCTCGTTCGAGTTGGGGCTAACGGATGTGTGGCAGCCAGGGCAGGCGCCATGGCCGATTGTTAAAGGCCTGGCGTGTACCGTAATGATCGGCCAGGACGTGGTGATCACCGGGCATATCGACGAGGTGACGGCGCTGCTGGATAGCGGCAACCATACGCTGACGGTTAAAGGACGGGATGACACGGCCGACGTCGTCGATTGTTCCGCGACGAACGTTCCTGGGGAGTGGCGCAATAAGAAGCTGGAGGCCATTGCGGCGGACATCTGCGCGCCACTTGGCGTCAAAGTGGTGTGCGATGTTGACACGGGTCCGCCGTTGTCGTTGTTTCGGCTGCAGCCTGGCGAGAAGTGTCAGGATGCGCTTGAGCGGTTGACTAAGGGCGGCGGGGACATGCTGCTATTGACTGGCAACGCGGCCGGGAATGTGGTGATTACGCGACCTTCGACGCTGCAGGTTGCTCCTGGGAACGGCGGGGTTACGCTGCAGGAGGGGGTCAATATTAAGAGTATCCAGCACGTGACCAATGGGGAAGAGCAGTTTTCTCAGTACATCGTGAAGGCTTTTGCGAAGGACGCTAAGGACTCGAGCGCGGCGGATCCGCAGGGCGGCGGGGCGTTGGTTAGGAGCTGAAAGAACCTCTCTACCCGCAAGCGGGTCCCTGTCTCCCCGAAACGGGGAGACAGGGAGTTTTAGGAGTCGGACAGTGCGTCCTTCGAGCTTTGAGGCAGGCAGTGTCTTCGGAATCGCCAGCCAGCGATCTCGTCTAGCAAGAGGCGTTGGTAGTCTTCCGGCCATCGCGCGGCGGCGGCTTCGCATTCGGTTGCTATGATTTCGGGATCCGCCTTAGCGCAAACGTAGTCCAGGAGCTGCATGAGGTCGAGAGCGTTGATACTAAATGTAAGACGCATGTATAGCAGGGACCGTATTTGCGCCTTCCAGTCGGCGGTTGCCCAGTTGCCCCATTCCGCCGCTGATTTGCATTTGAAATCGCGGAGATCGGGGAGAGGATCGGTAGACACAGGCTTGTCGAGATTGTATTCAAACGAACCCGACGTTAAGAACTCCTTACCGTTAACCGCGACGAACATCAATTTTCTCATTACGGCCTGAACCTCTTTTCTAAGTCTTGCGCTTGGGCCTTTATTGTGAGGCGCATCCGGAGCGTGCCATCTGTCTCACCTTCTGCTCGGCGTGTGCCGAGCGACGCGGCCCAGGCGTCGAGGACCTCTGACCCAAGCTCGTCGGGAGACATTATTACCGGCGCAGCAGGCAGAGAGCGTTCAATGCGTTCGGCGAGCTTGCTTAGATCGCTGAGGAAGCTCGCCGGAAGCCCTTCAAAGAACCTTGGGTCATTGATCGCAACTGATGCATGGAGTGCCTTTTTCCGATAAGCTTCCAGGTCTGCCGATGACGTAGGACTGGCTTCTTCGGGCCATTTCATATCGTTGATTACTGTCATTATGTCTTCGGACATTATGATCAGGACCTCCCCTAGCCCCTCCACTTCGTAAAGGGGAACTTGGAAAGATTGTACCTTGAGTGTTAAGGATATCACGGCTGGGGCGTCTGTTTCGGCTACGGCTACCGATGCGACGATCGGGCGGTTTCGGCCGCTTGTGATTATTGCGGAATCGGCTGCGGGGCCGGGGTACGCGCAGGCACGGGCTAATTTTGAGGCGCGCGTTCGTGCGGCTAAGGGTGACGCTGTTGATATCGTTGTCCAGGGATGGCGGGATCCAGATGGGGCTCTTTGGGCCGTAAACCGTCAGGTTTGGATTTCTTCGATCACGACGCGGACAGGCGGCTTTTATCTAATTTCTGACGCGGAGTTCACGCTCGATAACGATTCGGGGGAGACGACGAAGCTCAAGGTTGAAAACCCTGATGTGTATTTGGCCGAGCTTGATTTTGCTGCTCAGGATGCGGTGGATATTGACACGTTAGAGGCTGCCAAGTCCTTGAGGCGAGGGAAGAAGGCCGGAAGGGCGTCGATAAGGCAATTGCTATGATGAGCGCGGTTCGGCGTGCGATGACGCCTCTTGCAAGACGTGTCATGGGGTCCGTTGGTCGATGCCGGGTTCAGAATGTGGACGAGAGCAGCGGGCGGCAGCGGCTTCAGTTGTCGGGGTTGCCTGGCGAGGTGCTGTCTCAGGTTGAGATGATCGGGCAGTATGGATTGACGTCGTCTCCGTTGCCTGGAGCGTTGGCGATTGTCCATTTCCCGGCCGGCGCTCGTGATTCGGGAATCGTTGGCGGTACCGACGACTCGAGGTATCGGCCGGTGGGATTGGCGCCTGGCGAGGTGTGCCTTTACAACAATAACGGCGCGCAGGTCCTGATGCAGGCCGATGGGAGCATTGTTATTGTTGCCGGCGCCGCAGGGCTTACGATCCATGGCAACGAGGTAGTAGACGGCACGTCGACCGTGTCTGGACTTGGGACTTTCGGCGACGGGTTGAGCGTGAATGGCAACGTGGTCGTTGCGGGCTCAATATCCGCGGATGGAATTGTAGAGAGCGTAAACGGTCAGACGGGAGCTGCTGTACTGACGGCTGCTGATGTGTCTGCGGACGCGGCGGGAGCGGCTGCAGCTGCGTATGCCGCGGCGGTGGCTTCGTCGGCGCAGAAGGCTAACAATCTTAGTGATCTGACTTCGGCATCGACGGCGCGTACTAATCTTGGGCTTGGGACCGTGGCGACTGCAGCGCTGGTGACTGCGCTCGGGACGCCTGGCACCAATACGAATGTCCCCAGTGAGGAGGCGGTCCGGACTGCGATCGCTGATGCTGTTCGGTTTCAGTCGGATTCCTGGGCTGTCTCTGGGGTTACTTATGCTCTTACGCAGGCGCCGAACGGCGGTTTTATCCTGGTGTTTTTTGACGGCGTGCTGCAGCCGGGAAGCGCTTATACTTATGCGGGGTCGGTTTTGACATTGGATGGCAGCGTGGATTTGACTTCGATCGCCACGGTGAGCGCTATTTACACGTACTGACGCCGGTCAACCTCTCTACCCGCAAGCGGGTCCCTTCTCTCCGAAACGGAGAGACGAGGAGCTTAAGAAACGATGCCTGATATTGCGTTGCTGCCGGAGACGATCGGGGCGCTGGCCGATATTCAATACTCGTCTAACGACATCTTGACGGATGGCGGCTTTGAAACTGCCGTTTACATCTCCTTGTTTACCGATGCGTTCGATCCGGAGAGCGGGGACGGCGGCTATTGGGCTGATGAGTTTGACGACACGCCGATGGGGTCGCTTCTTTGGACGTTGGCTCGGACGGTGATTACGCCAGCGTTGCCTGGGCAGGTCGTGACGATTTGCGAGAATGCGCTTCAATGGCTGATCGATTGTGGGGCGGCTGATGCCGTGACTGTTACGGCGGCGATCACGGGGCAATTTTCGGTCGGGATCTCGATTACTATCACTCAGGCGGCTCAGCAGTCGCAATACTCGTATAACTGGTCGAGCCAGGGAATGGCGGGATTCTAATGCCTATTTCGCGCCCTACACTTCAGACACTTGTTAACCGGAGTACCACGGATATTCAGGGGGCTGCCGGTTTCTCCGTCCCGATCTTGCCGGTATCCGTCCTGAGGGTCCTGGCGAAGCTTTTTGCCGGTGCGGTGCACCTGCTTTATGGGTACATCCAGTATTTTTCGCGGCAAATCTTCCCAGATACGGCAGAGTCGGCCTATTTGAGTGAATGGGCTTCCATCTGGGGGATTACGAGGGAAGCTGCGACATACGCGCAGTGCGTTTTGACTGTGACTGGGGTGAACACTTCCGATATCCCGGCCGGGACGCTTTGGATTAACGCTAACGGGATTGAATACGCTTCCAATGCCGACGCGACGATCGCAGGCTCTACGGCTGTGGCTGCCACGGCGACGACCTCGGGCAGCGTTGGGACTCCGACTGTTGGCGACACCCCCGTTCTGGTTAACCCTGTGGCAGGCCTTGACTCGGCGGCGACCGTGGCGTCGGTGACGGCCGGGCAGGACTCGGAGCTAGATCCCGCGTTGTTGACGCGGCTTTTAGCGCGCATTCAAACGCCTCCGCAGGGCGGCGCGCTCACTGACTATGTGGCCTGGGCGAGGACTATTGCCGGCGTGACTAGGGCTTGGCCATATGGGGGTATGTTCGGACCTGGCACGGTGGGTGTAACTTTCGTGATGGATAACACGGAGGGCGGCCCGATTCCGGATGGCGGCACGGTTTACGCCGTGCAAGCCTATATAAATACCGTGCGGCCGGTGACGGCGAATGTGACGGTTTTTGCGCCGACCGCGCTTCCTGTGGATTTCACCATTCACCTGGTTACATCTTCGACGCCCGTGCAGGAGGCGATTGAGGCTGGGCTAGCTGCGTACATTTCCGATGCCGGCACGCCAGGCCAAACGCTGCTTTTAACGCAGATCTCCGCCATCGTGGCAGAGAATTCGGCCGGGAGCGACTTTGTTTTGAGCGTGCCGGCTGCCAACGTCGTTGTTGGCGTTAGCTATATGGGGACGATGGGGACGGTGACATGGGTTTGAGTCAAGCGGACTATGCCGCACAGATCGTTCAATTGCTTCCCCGTGGTAAGGCCTGGCAGGGCGAGCTGCTGCAGCAGCTCGTGCAGGCGTTCGCGGCCGAGTGCGCACGTGTGGATGCTCAGGGCGTTGTGCTGGTTACCGAGGCGTTTCCGCAGACTACGAATCAGTGTTTGCCGGATTGGGAACGCGTTGCCGGGATACCATCGGCCGTATGGCCGGCAGTAGTTCCCTCGAGTAACATTTCGCAGCGGCAGAGGAACCTTGTTGCTAAGCTTTCGGCGCAAGGCGGCCAGTCGATCCCGTATCTTATTTCCGTAGCCACGCTTATGGGCTATACCATTTCGTCGATCACGGATTGCTATTCGCCGTTTACGTGCAAGAGCAATTGCAATGATCTGCTTTATGGAGAGGCATGGGCTTTTACTTTTACGGTTAATGTGTCCGCGTTGCCTGCAGGGGAGACCGTCGCGTTCGATGGCAGCTTGCCTATGTTGAGGCAGTACTCGAATGCTCGGATTGAGGCTGTTATCAATTCGCTGCAGCCGGCGCAGACGGTTAGTTTGTTTACGTATCCTGGGTAGGGAGTCACCCCTCCCGCCCAAGGGGCGGCGACCTCCCCTGAAGGGGAGATTTAAGAGCTTTGGGCCGCGCTTCGTAGAGTTGCGGTCCTTTTCACGTGGCATGATTGGAGTGTTTTTAATGCATCGTATTAATACGCCTAGCGCGCTGGTGGCGGCGCCGGCTCTTGTGGGCAGCGGGGCTACTCAGGGTTGGTTTACTGATGGGGACCCGACGATGGGTGTTCCGCCGACCGGGCTGGACGATACCTGGTTTAACAGCGTGCAGGATGAGATCGCGAATGTGATACTCGGAGCGCCCAGTCCGTCCGCGCTTTCGGTGACTGACAATACTCAGTTGCTCGCGGCAATTAAGGCTCTAAGGGGTGGCCCACGGCGGGTGCAGGTTGCTAATGGGGTTTCGGAGGGCGGTTCGCAGATTCCTGTTAAGGCCTGGTTTACGGGGACGCTTTACCAATACGCGGAGAGCTGCATCGATCCCTCGATCCATCATACTGTTGCAGACATGCAGGAACTGGTTTGGTGGATGGTTGGGGTGAGTAACCCCACGGCCAATCCGATAACGGTGGCTGCGACGATATGCGCCGTTGATGACGGGGCTAACGTGTTCTGGAATGGGGCTTCTGTTTGCTCCGTGTATGGAGACATTTACGGGACGCCGGGGACGGCCACGGCGAATATAACGATCGCCGCGGGAGCCTCGAATTTGCTTGAGGTGTTGTTCTACAATCGCGGGAGCGCGGGCGGCAACGCGGGTTATTTGCTGTTTACGCTTGGGGATCCGTTTCCGGCGGGGCTGCAGCTGTATGATCCTGGGACTGTGTTTGCCTAAGGAGTGACCAATGACGCAGCAAACGATATCGGGGAAGATTATTCGAAGCGGGTCGATCCCGTTGGCTGCTCTGGCCGCGGGCCTGGCTGTTGTGTCTGTTAACCACGCGGCTAGCCCTTTTGCGGTGGCATCGGCGGTCGCGAGCGTGATTGTTTGCGATACGTCCGGAGGGGCGATTACGGTTGATCTGCCGGCGGCAACAGGCAGCGGAAACATTCTGTTCGTTTTGAATTCTACTAGCGCGACGGCTACGACGATTACTCCCCATTTGGCGGACACGATTAACGGGCTGGCGAGTGCAATGGCGAGCTCTATGTTTGGGCTTGTGGAACTGATCGACGTCGCCGCAGGGACCTGGATTATTGGTAGCCAAGAGCCGGTTCCCGGCGCCGGAATGAGCGTTCTTGACGGGATCGTAACCGACATCGGGGAAGTCGTTGTAGATTCGCTGACCGGGGCCGTTTTGTATGCTTAGGCTGCGCGCAGCAATTAACGCGTCAAGTTTTTAGGAGATACTATGGGCTTTCATAATGCGATAGCAGCCGGCGGTGTGCACGTGGTCGCCAATTGGGTTTATGCCAACAATGCGGACATGTTGGCTGCTTCTGGATTCGTAACTGGAGATGTGGGAAAAGTTGCGTGGGAGACGGACAATGACACTCTTTGGATTTTGACGGCGACAACACCTACGTGGGTAGCGATTGGGGGGCTGACAAACCCAATGACGGCAGTGGGAGATGTAATCATTGGCGGGGCTTCCGGGACCCCTGAGCGGCTGCCTATCGGGACGATCGGGAAAGTGCTAACGTCGAATGGTACGACGGCAGGGTGGGCATCGGGCAGCACGGCGGCAGGCCTCTATGCCGGCAATGTTGTGGCGCCACCAGCTCTGGGGAGTTGGACGTGGCTCAATCAGGGGGGCGCTACGGCGACAAACAATGGCGGCACTTTGCTGATGCTTATCCCAGACAGCTCGACGTCGTTAGACTGGCGCCTGCTTTATGTTGCTGAGCCAACTCCTCCATACGGCGTTGTCGCGTGCATTTCGAGCATGCAGGGTAACTTTAACTCTCAGACGGCCGGGATCTATTTTTGCGACACTGGTTCCGGGAATATATCTGGGCTTGAGTTCCTTACGCAGGTTGGTGTGCGCTCCTGGAGCGTACGAAATTTCGCGAGCCCAACATCCGGCGGATCTATTGTATATCAACAGACCGGAGGCGAGGTGTGGCGAGGCCCAGACACAGCGCCCATGTGGGTACGACTCAGAAACGACGCTACGACGTTATCCTACGACGTATCCCTGGACGGGAGCAATTGGCGAAACCTGTATAGCCAATTACTAACCGCCTTTGTCACTCCAAACAGTTTAGCTTTTGGTGGACTATGCGTCACTTCGGGGGCTCTTGCGTTTGAGGATGTTAACCTAATAAGTTGGACGACGACCAACTCGGCAGCTTTCTAGCGTCGACTCCCAAACGCGAGCGATTTTGGCATAGCCCGATGCCGCAGGGTGAACGCCCGAGGGTGCATAGTCGAACCGGCGCAGCTTTGCTAGATGGTACATGTCTACGAAATGGATGTGATAACCTCTGGCATGCCACAGTTCCACCTGTTCGGCAATCGCCGCATTGAGGGGCGTCACGTCGTAGTTATAGAGCGGGATGACCGAGGAAACATACAGGTCGCACGATGGGTTTTGTTTATAGATCTCAGTCCAGAGAGTTGCCATGTTGGCCATCGATGTTTCGAGTGGAATGTCGGCGCCAAAATCGTTGGTGCCGATCATGATGAGGGCGACGTCCGGATGTATGCCCTGGTCGAAGGTCGGGTACCTGGCGGCGAGGTCCGCGGTCGTGGCGCCTGGGTGGCCTTCGCAGTGCCAATCCCAGCCTGGACCGTCGCCGGCGATGACGCTGCCGACAGGTCGGTACCCATGGGCGGCCAGCCAGGGATAGATTTGCTTTCGATAGCCCCCGCGGCAGGCGTTTAGGTTTCGCTCGGCGGAGAGGCTTTCATCGGCGCCGTAAGTGATGGAATCTCCGATCTCTTCGATTGTTGTGCGGTCGCTTGGCGCTGTTGGCTGGAATGCGAGCGGTGATGATACGGGCGCTATGGCGAGGGCTTGCGGTGTGTGGTTTTCACGTGCAATGGCGAGAGCAAAAATTAACGCCAATGCCCAACCGGTATAAGCGAGGGCTTTATTTAGCATTTCTGGACTCCTTGATTTTTGCGACGCGATCGGAAAGAAAGAACCGCACGGCCTCTTCCAGCACGGCCGTTGCGGTTTTGCCTTTTTCGGAGGCCTCGTCCTGGACGGCCTGGTAGGCATCTGGGGTGAGCCTGGCCGAGAGCCAGGTTTTAATTTTTGTGCTCATGTATTATTGTAACACATTGTGACACAAATTGCGATATGGAAAATGATTCAAATTCTCTAATATAAATTAGGCGATTCGAATTTACGCATTGGGTTTTACAGGTAACCCATCTCGCCGGTCAGACCGCGATCCTCCCCTGAAGGGGTGGTATAAGAGCTAGAATCAACCTATAGGTGTATTTGACTATGAGCCCTTTTCCTACGTCGATGGCCCAGGCGGTGTTTGCCGGGTTTGGATTAATTACCGCGGCGTTTATTGGCATGTTGGGGTCCTGGAGAGTCGCGCGGATTAATGCGTATGCCACGCACGAGGCGACGGTAAACAGCCAGGTGTCGGAATTCATTAAGT